CAGTATCAGCATTAGCTGCTCCCGGATTATCTAATCGAGTTGATATAGCTTATTTTACAGTTCTTGATGGATCATCTGGAACTAACTCATTTCCAACAGGTACAGTAGCAGGTGGTAACTATACTAAAGCTACTAAAGGTTCAAGAAACTTTGAAGGAATTCGTACAGTATCGTGGGAAGGAGTAGAACCTGCACCATCAACTACTGTTGGTGACTATGTTATTACTCAAATGCAAGGTGATACAGGAAATACTGGTGCTACGGGAAATACTGGTGCTACGGGAGATCCGGGTTCTACTGGAAGTACGGGTCAAAGACAAACTACAGGCGTTATATATTATACAGCTCAATCAGCTAATGCACCTACTAGACCTACTAATGGAACTAGTGGTGGTACAAGTAATGCTACTTGGGATTGGAGCGCAGGTAATTTTTCTACGCTACCAAGTAATTGGTCAATGAGTCCACCGACTCCTAATCCTACTGATACAAACTCTTATTGGCAATCAGCTTTTAGTTCTTACGAAGCTACTAATGGTGGTACTACAAACTTAACATTTGAAGCACCTACAAAGATTATAGTGTTTGATGGTATCGTTAAGTTTACTAATAGTAATAACTCTATAGCTTCAACTTCCGGTGGTTCTACAACAACTGTGTTCTTTCCAAAAGTATTTAGGCAATCAGGTATACCTACTTCATTAGCAAAGAATGATGTGTGGATTGATACCGATGATAACCAAATGTATATCGCACAAATAGCTGGAGCTGATGCAGTTACTACAGGTGAATGGGAAAGATCGGTAGATGCAACTGCTCAGTCTGCTGCAAACACTGCTACTACTAATGCAGCTACAGCACAGACAACAGCTAATACCGCAGTCACTAACGCAGCAACTGCTCAAGCTGCTGCAGATAATAAATCAAAAACATTTAAGCAAGATACTATGCCGAGCGCAACAGCAGTAGGTGATATATGGATTGATACTAACGATAGTAATAAAATGTATTTTGCTACTAACGCTAATGCTGGTCCATCTAGTGCTGGTGGAACTCCATCTAATTGGATACTAGAAGACTTTGCTTCAGTTATTAATGCGAATACTACAACTATTGATGGCGGTAAAATTACTGCAAACTCTGTCACTGCAACCCAAATAACTGCAAATACTATTACAGCAAATCAAATAGCTACAAATGCAATAACTGCAGACGAAATAAATGCAGGTGCTATTACAGCTGCTAAGTTAGATGCAGATGCAATAACAGGTAAGAATATTCTTATAGGTGATCTTGCAGTAAACACAAGCACAGGAGCTGTAACTGGCGGTGAAGGGTTTAAAGCTATAGGCACTGGAACTGGTGCTGGTATAGTCGCTATGGGTGATAGTACAACTAATATAAGTGTGCATCCTAGCTCTGGATTATTAACATTAAACGGTGATATTGTTGCAACTGGAAATTTAAATGCAAACTCAGTAACAACTAGTGCTACTTTGTTTCCATCAGCTTTAGTTATAACGAGTAACACCTATCAAGATTTAGGTACTATTACATTATCAGTAACTGAGGGTATGACAGGAGCTTTTTGGTTTTCAGGATTTATTAGTTTTCCTTCAGAAGCTGGTAATGGATCAATATATCCGGGTCCAATGGCTGTACGTTTATTATATCCAGATGGATCTATAGCGTATCAATTTACAGAAAATGTAAATGGTCGAGGTGGACAAGCTGTAAGAATTGACGGTCTTGCTTTGTTTACAGCTGTATCAGGAGCAACTTCTATGCCTGTTAAACTTCAAGGTGCTATAGCTTCTGCAGATACAAATATAAGAGATACAACATTATCTGGGTTTGCACTACTAGGAATAGGATTAAAACGATGAGTGATTATACAATTTATAATACTTCAACTGGAGTAATAATAGCTAACTTACAAGCTGATTCTGATTCTTTAGCAGATCTTAATACACCTACTGGACATCAGTGGATTAAACAAAAGTCTGACTCTGAAACACAAAGAGTTGTAGATGGTAGTATAGTATCTAAAACAAGTACAGACTTAGCAGCTGCTACGTTATTAACTGATACATACAATGCAGAATCTAAACGATTAGAGTTATTAGCTAAGTCTGATTATGTGCAAACTGTAGACTTTAATGCGAAGCTATCAGATTCTGCTAGAACTAATTGGCAGAATTATAGACAAGCATTACGAGATGTTCCAGATCAATCTGGTTATCCATCTAGTATCACATGGCCTACAAAGCCAACATAAGGAAAACACATGAGGATGTTAGGACACGAGGAGTTAACCCTTAGATGGGGAGAGATAGCTCCTGAAGTAGAGAAATCATTAGCGCATGGACTAGGAGATATAACTTCCTATGACTTGTTCATTGAAAATCTCAAGGGAATCGCACAGTGTTGGGTTCTCGAAGAAGAGGGCAAACTAAAAGCTGTAGCTATAACAAGGATACTTGAGTACACTAAGTACAAAGAGTTTGTTATAGTTACTACAACTGGTAAAGGTTGGTTCAAGTATGGACCACCTATACTAGAGAAGTTTGAAGAATTTGCAAAAGAGATGGGATGTAAGTATGCATCTATCTATGGTAGAAAAGGTTGGGCAAGAGCCTTGCCAAAAGAATATAAACAACCTTTTACGGTTTTAATGAAGGAGTTATAATATGTATTTTAACCCACTAAGTCCAACGAAATGGACACAACATCCTCATACACAAGTACGATGGGGAGGAGGTGGAGGATCATCAACTACAACAGGTGTACCTGATTGGTTACGTCCTCAAGTAGAGAAAGCTGCAAACGATGCTACAGCATTGTATGATGAAGGTGCTTTAAGTAATGTAGCTGGATTAACACCAGAGCAAATGGATGCATACAATAGAAAACTAGAGCTTGGTAAACAAGGTGGTATGTTGGATCAACTAGCAGCTGATTCTTATGGAGCTGCAGGAGCTTATAGAGATGCTGCACAAGGCACTGGTCTGTTTGGATCTGATGCTTTGGGTCAACAGATCACGGCAATGAAAGATACTATTGGTGATGCACAGATGGCTCAGTTAGGTCAACTACAAGGTAATGCATCTTTTGGTGGTAATTTAGGATCTGCAAGATCAGAGGCTATGAATGCTGCAGCTTTATCTAAGACTGCTGGTGAAATGGGAGCAGCTGAACTTGCTAACAGACGTAACGCTTCTTTAAGTGGAGCGCAAGGTGTTATTGGATCTGGTTCTACTATTGGTCAACAAATGGGTCAAGGTGTATCAGCTACAGAAGGTGTAGGGTCTGCAATACAACAACAGAATCAAAACGAAGCTGACGCTGGATATCAAGGTATACAAAGATTGTTTGGTCTTTATGGATCTCCTGCTGTTGGTCAGAAAACTGTTTCGTCTGGAGGTGGTAAATAATGGCTGGTATGTTACAAGGAATGGGAGGTAGTCTCTCTGAAGAAGATCTAAAAAAGTTTGGACCTATAATAGCATCACAAGGACCAATGCCAACACCGTCTTTAGATGGTAACTTAATACAAGCTGGTTCTACAGGTAATGCAGCTGCACCGTTAGCTGGGTATTTAAACAAAACAAGTACAGGTAATCCTGTTATATCATATGTGCCACCACATTTAAGACCTGAAGATGATGCACCTGAAGATGGAGAGGGATCTCCTAACGATGGTATCACAGATGGTGAAGATCCTATAGACTCTGATGGTGATGGTATACCAGATACAATTCTTCCACCCGGAGGCTTCTACGATGTCGGAGGGGGAGGAGACAATCCTGATGGTATGGGTGGTCAAGTTGGAGATGTATCTTATTACGGTGGTGGATATAATTCTTTTACAGATATGATTGATGGTGGTGGACCGGGAATGTTTGGTGGTCAACATCAAGGTATGTTTAGTAATGTAGGTAATGCTATATCAGGTGTATTAGGACAAGATAACATAGCTAATACAGGTAATATCTCTTATGCATATAACCCTGCAAGTAATAATTCTGTTAATACAGCACCACATCCCGGAATACAATACACAGCACCTGCTGCTGCAGTACTAGGTCTAGCAGATCAAACAGTTGATAACTGGAGTGCTGGTCAAGAAGATGGTGGTGATGCTAGTAGTGGTGGTAGTCCAAGTAGTGATGGGAGTGGTCAGGCTGGTGACGTAAATAATGATCCTAATTCTATGAGTATGGGTGGCCCTGTAGAATACTATGCTAAAGGATCAATGTGTCCTAAGTGTGGTAAATCAAACTGTGGATGTGGTTATAATCAAGGTGGTCCTGTCCAATACAAAAAGTATGGTGGATCTATATGGGATACTGAGAACCAATTAAGAATACAACAACCTGCATTAGATCAGAAACGTAGACAAGCACCGATGGCTCAGAAGAGTTCTGGTGGACTCCTTGGGACTATCATGGGAATCGGTAAGATGGCGTCTGTATTAACTGGTAATCCGTTGATGGCTATGTTTGGTGAGGGTGGTTCTGTAAAAAATACACCTGTATTAGGACCATTAAGTAGTAGACAGATGAAGATGGAATCTCACATGAAGAATGAAGCTCGTAAAGATATGAAGTTTGCTATTGATGAGAAGCGTAAACAAGAATTACATATGAATAAACTTAGATCATAATATAGGAGAAGTAATATGCCTAAACATCCCGGACGTCCGAAGGGATCGGATACAGTTCCTGCTTGGTTAACACCCGGAGAATTTGTTATGAACGCTGAAGCTGCTCGTATGTTTGCTCCTCAGATACAAGCTATGAATGATCGTGGGAGAGCCGTACAAAAGGCTCAAGGGGGTACAATACCTGAGATGGGAACAGTACCTATTCCAACGACACCTAACCCCAGTGCTGCTTATCACGAAGGTGGTGCAGTTACAAAGTCTATTGTACCAAAAGCTAGGAAACAACCTCCAGCTTGGATGAATCAAATAGAGATGAGAGAGGGTGGATTAAAAAGAGAAATCTATATAGACTCTGAAGGGTATCCTACAGTAGGTATAGGTCATAGATTACCTGACGAATATAAAAGTAAAAAAGGTCAAGTGTTATTCTCTGATGATCAATTAAATAAATGGTTTACTGAAGACATTGCAAAAGCTACTACTAATGCTTCTGACAACATATCTAATTTTGATTCTTTAGATAGTAATGTACAAGGTGCATTAATTAATCAAGCTTTTCAATTAGGTGGAACTGGTCAGAAAGGTTTTGAAAAAATGATTAAAGCTATTGAAGATGGAGATATGAATAAAGCAGCTTCTGAAGCTTTAGATTCAAACTGGTTTAGTCAAACTCCAAAGAGAGCATTAGATTTAGCTAGTATACTTAGAGGTGAGGAACCCAAAATGGAATATAATAAAGGTGGACCAGTACCAAGATACTATGGATTAGGAAGTTTTGTACGATCATTGTTTGGTACAGATGATGATGATGATAGGTTTACTATGCCAGATGCAACTGCTTTGTCAGGTACTCCTAACTATATGTTCAGTAATAAAAATGATATTGTAGTACCTCCAAATGTACAAACTAAAATAAACACCGATGGTAGTTGGTTTAATTCAGAATATGCTGGAGAGCCATTACATATGGGAGATTCAAATTTTGATGTACCAGAACCTCCTAAGTTTTCTGATCAAGATTTAATTCAGAACTCTTCAAATGCTTTAAAAGATGTACCACTTATATCCTTAAAGGACGATGACTTAGGTGCATTAAAAGAGTTAGGTAATGATGACGCAGAAGATATTCTTAAACAAAGAAGAATAGCAAATGAGTATGGATCATACGTACCAACTAATTTTAATCCTGAAAGAAGAAGATTAGAAGATGAAGCATATAATAGATTTGGTATGAATCTAAATGATGATAATACTTTATCTCCTGTAGAAAAACCAGTAAATCTTGATCCAAGGATAGGTGTATCTGAATACTATGGAGTTCCTAAAGACTATGGAAGTGGTATGAGTTTGAATGAAGATGCACGAGCATCATTACCACCTAGGTTTATGGACCCACGTACAAGAAAAATACCAACTGGTCCTGCAAGTTATGATCAAATGCCACCAAGAAGAACGGCAGATATAGATATAGGTGAAGGTTCATTTGGTTATGGACAATTTAAAAGACCTGACGATCCTACTTTTAAACAGTTAATACGAGATGGTGAAGGTAATAATGTTTTAAGAGGAGACTTAGGGATGCCTATGGACCCTGTTAATGTAGATTCAAATGACCCAAGGGTAGGTGTACCTGAATACTATGGAGTTCCTAAAGTAAACGAATCAAAAAGGGGTCGTATAGGAGAAAAAGTTGAACCTGTAGTTGAATCAACATTCTTAGCTAATGCTACACCAGAGCAAATAGATCAGTATAATACTGAAAAGGAAAGACGTGAACTAGAAAAGAAAACTATTGGTAAAACAGGGTTGAATGTTAATGAAGCAGAAAGACAAGAAATCTATAAACAGAAAGTTCTAGAAGCAGAAGAATTTATTGAAACTGGATCTGAAGAAGCGTTTGCTAAAGCAAAGAATGAAAAAGAAAGATTAGAAGTTGTTGAGAAAATAAAAAAGGCTAATGCATTAATTGCAAACTCTAAAACTAAAGCTAGAATAGAAGCTAATAAAGATAAGTTATTAAAGAGAGGTCAAGCTACACAAATTAATCAAGAATTAGATAGTAAAATATCTGCTCTTCAAAAGGAATTAGGAACAGCTACAGATCCTAATCATAAAGCATTTTTAGAAAAAGAAATAGATAGGTTACAAGGTAATAAAGTTGATACTACTACAGATGTATTAAGTAAAGATGATTCTAGTAGTGATGGTGGTAATGTAAGCCCTAAGAATTCTCCAGAAGTTAACTTAGATAATTCAGAAAAATCTAACAATCAGCAATTAGAAAATGATCCTACTATTGAAGATAAAGGGAAGAACGCTCCACCAGAAGTTAAAGCAGCTGCAGTAGATGAAATAAAAAGTGTCTTTGGTGAGATGTTTGATGTTGAAGAACTTACACGAATGGCTATACTATATCTAGGTGCTAGGGCAACTGGTGCATCTGGATCACAAGCTATGGCATTTGCTGGTAAGAGTTACCTATCTCGATTAGATAATAAGTATAAACAGAATAAGTTTAATGAACATTACAATTCATTACTTAAAGGTAATAATTTTACAAGGGATTCTATGGAACTTTATAAGTATACTAAAGATCCTAATGTCTTAGTTACTAAATCATCTTTACGAAAAGGAAGTGTATCAGGAGATCCTAAAGGTGAAGTGTTTTACACAAAAGCTAATGTAAGAGGTGTAAGAGGTCAGAAATTAAGATTGTTTAAAAATGATGAAGTAGATTCAACTGGTAAGAAAACAGGTAATACATTTTATACAACATCTGATGGAACACCTATAAGTCAACAACAGTTAGAGATGTATTTTACTACTGATGAATCTACTATACCGGAAACTGATGCGTACATAAAATCAAGAAATGAAGTTGCAACAGGGATACGTCCTGTGATAAAAGAAAAGATTGATATGTTTAAACCTACTGATACTAATGAAGGTAATCCTGCAATGTATAAGATTGTAGGTAATCATAAAGAAAAAATTACAATGGAAGTAGCTAAATTTTCTAAAGATCTTCAATTAAAAGAAGGTCAAATGGTGACTGCAAATATTATTGAGAATGCTTTTGGTAAACTACAAGATGATATTGATGATGGTTTTTATGATGATGTTAGCACTATAACATTTACTGATTACTTAGATCGAGCTTATATAGGTACGAAGGTAGGTAATGAGAAATACTTTACATATGAGACTTCAAATGGTAAATCAAAAACAGACTCAGCTAAAGATGTTGATATTGCACTTGATGGATTAACTAGAGGTGTTAAGTCAAAGGGTGGTGGTAAATGGATAAATACTCCTCCTATTGTCATTAATGATTTGTTATTAAGACAAGCTAAAATTAAACTTGGAAATGGTGAAGGTAGTATGAATGATGCAGAAAGAGCTAAATTTAATGCAGCTTATGAAAAGTCAATTAAAACTAAACCACAATCAAAAATGTTATTCTATTTAGAAACTGAAATTAATGAATTAAATTATGATGATTATTTTAAAAGATAAACATAAACTCTTAAGGAGAGATATATGGGATTAATAAATGATGTAGTCCAACAAGACAACAGGCAGTTAGGGCAGACTGGATTTTCATTCCTTGATGCTGATACTCTCCAAAAAGGTCAAGGTGAAAACGCTAAAAAGTATAGGCTTATGGGGTATGATTCTCCAGAAGTTGCAAAGATAATAGGTGGTAAGTTCAAAGCTGGCACAGCTGGTGGAGAACAAGCCACTCAGACTATCTGGGAATTAGCAAACAAATTTGGATATACAAACATAAAGCCACAAGTTGATGATAAAGGTAATGAAGTATTAGATTCAACTGGTACTCGTACTATGGCTGATTTGTATAATGAAAATGGTGAATCTTTTAAAGATAAACTTTTACAAGAAGGTATATTTAATCCAACAAGAAGGTTTGCTACTGATCGAGATAGGATGATATCTTCTCTTGGAGATATAGATAGGTCATACAATGCTTTAAATAATGTTAAGCTTACTGGTGATGATGAGGTTTGGGATAAAGCTGCAAGCGTCTTAAGGAAAGCAGAGCATGATGAAGGTGAGAAAAGGTTAGGCTTAAAAGGTGTAGCTCCTACAGAAGCTGCACTAGAAGCTGCCAATGCGTTAGGGTATGGTGATTACTTTTTACAAAACACTGTAGCTACTAGACGTAGAGATAGAAACTTAAACAATGAATCACTCAATCCTCTATCGGATTCGTGGGAGAAGGGGTGGTTAAGTGTATTAGAATCATCATACGGATTCCTTGAGATGGCAGGTGATACTTTAGGATCTGAATATGTATCTGAGATAGGTGAAGAAGGAGTTCAAAGAGCCAGAGAAAATATGGCTTACTATGGTACTGCTCTTACAGATTACAGAGATGTTAATGGTGTAATGGATGCTATATCCTTTGTCAGTAATAACATGGCTCTATCATTACCATACATGGCTGTTACAGTAGGTGGTATGATGGCTGGTAATCTTGCAACACCGGGCATAGCTGCATTAGGTTTAGGAGCTAAAGGATTTCAAGCTGCAAAGTATGGAGCGCAAACCCTTGCACCTTCTTCTGTTTATGCAGGTATGACTTGGAACGAGATGGAAGGAGAGAAGAGTGCTGCTATTGCTTTTGGATCTGGTATTGCTCAAGCAACATTAGATAGGCTAGGTATCTTTGGAATATCTAGAGTTGGTAAAGCACCTAAGAAACTGTTTAATGAAGCCAGTGAACAACTAACAAACCTTCAGAAAACAATTAGGTTAGGTAAAACTAAAAACGGAACATACAAAAAGAACAAACTTGGTAAAGCAGCTGAAGAAGCTGAGACTATATTTAATAGATTAGCAGGTAGTTCTTTAGGTGTACAGTTTGGTCTAACTGCTGCGAAAGAGCTGACTAGGGAACAAGCTGAACAAGTAGTTGCTTCTGCTTCTCGTAGAGAAATAGCTAATATGTTTAAAGATGGTGCTAAGATTGCTAAAGAACAGTATGCTGGTAAGAAAGTTATAATGGATCTTGTAGGTAATACAGGACGAGCTGGATTATCAGAAGGTATTACTGAACTTGGGCAAGAAGTAACTGGTTATGTATCTGCTGTTATCGGATCAGATAAACTATTTGATATGAATGAACTTAAGCATCGTGCAATTACAGCAGCTATCGTGGGTACTGCAGTAGGTGGTCCATTAGGCGCACCGGGAACTGTAGTGAATGCAGCAGCTTGGCACAATGTAGATAGACTGATAGGTAATGCAGAGCTAAATGAAGCATCTGAAAGCTATCAGTTTGCTGAACAAGAATCAGATTTAAAAACTAATTTACAGAATGCTAAAGATACTAGACAAGAAATAGAAGTAAACAAATCTAAAAAAAATACTATACCAATAACATCTCTTGATGAGAAAGCAACTAGAGAAGAATCAAGACAGAAAGATGAGAATATTGAAGATAGAGTTTTAAATGCATTAAAGAAATTTCCTAATTTATTTAAAGGAGCAACTGCTGCAATCTTTGATAAGACATTAATGAGAGATTCTGCTATTGCTAGAAAGATGGGTTCCCAATTTGGAGCATTTCTTCAAAAAATAAATCCGGGATCTACTTATGAATCTAGTAAATTATTAAATAGATCTTTCTTAAGAAATATAGTTGAAGATCCTGATGTTTATTATAATGCTGTTATGGGTAATAACAAGAACACAAGAGCTAACAGACGATCAGCTAGTGAACGTATGTATAAACTATGGGAACTTAGTCAAGATAAAAACGGTAACTTTAATAAAAATAAATCTAGAAAACAAGCAAAGCAATTAAACATGACTGACGCTGAAGCGAATGCTCATATTGGACTTATTGAAAGTTTACAAAGATTATCTGATGAAGGTTTGAAACAATCTAGAGCAAGTGGATTATCTCTTAAAAAACTTAGAAGTTATATGTCAAAGTATAGATCTATAAGTGTTAAAGCTATAGCTAAAAACAGACCAAAGTTTGAAGCAGCTTTAATGTCTGAATATAAAATATCTCAGAACGAAGCAAAAGAAATAACAGATCGTATCCTTAGTAATAATATAACTAATATAGATGAAGCATTTACTGTTGCAAAAGGGGAACTAACTCCGGGATTTGCACATGAACGTACAATGAAACTCTCTGAAAAAGAAAGTATGAAAGAGTTTTTAGAACAAGATGTGTTTGCTAACGTCGCTTCTTACACGCATAGTTTATCTAGACATGTAGCACATCATCAATTTGTTGGTAAGGATGGAGAAGTATTAGCTTGGGAACTTAAAAAGATGGAGCTAGAGCTAACTCCTAAATATGGTGCTGAAAAAGCTAGACAGATAACTGACAAGGTTGCTCTTGGGATGAAGAACTATCTTGACGCAGAGTCAGGTAACTACAAACGAGCTACTAGTGATGCAGGTAAAAAGTTAGAATCAATTCAAAGAAGCTTTATGTTGTTTACAACACTGGCTGGATTACCTCTTGCTACTATATCTTCTTTTGTTGAATTAGCTTTAACAGGTAGATCATTAACAGCAAGTCAATTAAATGGTTTATTTAAAGCACAGGGTAAAGAACTTGCTAATACATTATATAGAGGTATGATTGATATAGCTAATAAAGCACCTGCCGTAAATGTAAGTGAAGCTAATACAATGAGTGAAGCTCAAATTGTATTAAAGAATTTAGGGTATCATGAGTATGATGTAGGTGCTGCTACAACTGTAGGTGCTACTGAGATCAATGCTTGGCAACAAGATATAATGAAGTCATTCTTTAAATGGAATGGTCTTCAAGGTTGGACTAACTACACTCGTGCTGTAAGAGCATCTATCGCTGTTGATTTTATAAATGATAAATTAAAAATAATTCATACATATAATATACAGAATGTAGATGGTAAAGCACCTATGACTAGGGAAGTTCAATTAGCTAGAGAGTCTTTACGAAATCTAGGTATGGATGTTGACTTCATGGTTGACTTATTTGAACGATTTGAAAACAATGGTGATGGTCAATCTGCTAATCAAGTATTTAAAATGGATGCAACTATACCAGATGCTCATGTACCAGAAGGTGAATTACCATTACGTACAAGTATACTATCTAAACAAGAAGAACAGATGCGTAACGAAAACATCAATGAAGCTATGTTTAATTTTATTAATGAAGCAGTTGCATTACCTATGTCTTCAAACAGACCATTGATCTATCAAGATCCTAGGTTTGCTTTATTCTTTCAGTTCCAAGGTTTCATGGCAACATTCACAGCTAATCATATTCCTCGTATGTGGGGTGAGTACGTTAAACGTGGTTCACCTGAGATGAAGTATAGTGCATTTGCTACAATGGCAACTATGATCCTGTTAGGGTTCACTTCACAAGCATTGAAAGATATGATTAAATATGAAGAAGGTGAGAATGAATACTTAGACACACCAAGATATATTAGAAGGGGTATTACTTCGTCTGGATTACTTGGTACATATGAACGTGTTCTTGATCAGTTCTTTCCAATGTACACTACCACTGCACCTAAAGATGAAGCGAATGGTAGATGGATGCTTCGTACAATAGCGAGTGAATCTCCTGCTGCAAGTAACCTTAAGAGACTTGTAGATGGATTTGGTAATATAATAGAAGGTGAAGTTGGATCTGGTGTTAGAAAGATTGCAAAGTCTACACCTTTTATAGGCTCAGTTAATAGAGCAACTAATCAAATCGGTGAAGCTGCAGGTAAGTTAGATTTTAAAGATCAAGAATAGGAGAGTACTATGGTAGTAAATGTTCAAAGCAGTTTTGATTTTGGCAAAGACCAGAAGGAAGACATTGTAAAAGAACAAACTAGTGCAGAAGCATTAAAGAAATCTTCTAATATTGCTTTAGAAAACTTACAAGAAGATAAAAAAGTAACCCTTCCTGTTGAACAGGTGGGGTCTACTTCTAACCTTATAGATTTTGAAAGTGTTAGAAATCCTAATTACACTCAGTCATCTGGAGCTAATCTTATTGATTATGTTATTAATAAACCAGATGCTATTGATGAGTATCAAGATAATACTATAGGTGCAAAAGAAGGTGTTGAATCTGATTTACCTATGGGATTTAATGCATTATCAAATGAAGCTCAAGAAGAACTTAAAAGATTTAATCGTGTAGGTGATACGATAGTAGATAGGTATAATAAAGTACCTAATACTAATGAACAGGCTGATGGTAATATGTTACCAAGAATAACAAGTATAATCGATCATACTAGAGCTGGTTTTGATATACCTACTCAAATTGAGCCTGATCCTAAAGCACTAAACATGACTCATGGAGAGCTTAGAGCATCGTTAGAACCACAGAATCAATCTATAGAAGGTACTGCAAGAGCTAATGCAACAGCGCAACCTTTAGGTAAGATACTAAATAGGTTTGATTCTATAGAAAGAATACCTGTTGCTAATAAATATAAGACTGTAATAAAACCTGATATGCTTGCTATTGGATTAGCATTAACAGAAAAAAGTTTTGCTGAAGGAATGTATTCAGATCCTAAAGCTTACAAAGAAGCTATGTTAGAAGAGGCATCTAATCAAGAATTAGACTCTGAACAAAAGGCAGAAGTCTATAAAAAGATAAAAGACTTTGAAGATAAGATGGCAAGTGGTGACACTACTGCACCAATGGTAGCAAAGAACCAAGGATTAGAAGTGTTAGGTCGTGAGATTGCTCAAGAGTATCTTATAAAAACAGGTAGGCAAGATAGGATTGGTGAGATAGATTCTATAGAAGCTCAACATCTTGCAGGTTATTTTAAAGAACTATGGTCTAAGAATCATTCTGTAGATGGTGATAATATATTTAGAGATGGTACTGGACTTGTTACTCGACAAGACTCTACACAAGATGGTACTCAAATTAATTATCAGTTAACTCCATTAGGGGTTGAATATCTAACAGGAAGATCGGGTGGAAGTAGAGATGTATTAAACATATTATTCCCACCTAAAAATGTAAGACCTTCTAAACGTCCTCTACCACAAGGAAGACTTCCCGGTGCTGTAGGTGAGATGGTTAGAGATATGTCTGGTATCTTAGGTACAAATAAAAAATCATTTCCTAAAGATGAATATCTTCAAGAAGCTATGAATAATTTATCTACTATAGGACACGTTGTTAATAAGAGAAGAAATAAACTTCTATTAATAACAGCACTACCTTCTATTGCACAATTAAACCCTGCGACAACAGAGGGTTCTAGGAATCCTGAAATGTGGATGGCTGAAATAAACAGCCTAGGCACTAAGAAGTACGAAGGGATTATGGCTGAGAAGATAGCTCAAGATAGGAGAAGACAAGCTGCTAAAGATAGGGATGAAGAGTTTACAGAAGTTGCAATCAATCCTGCAGAAGAGTTTGCTAGGTTAAAGATAAAAGCTTCTAGAACTTTACAATCTATTCAGATGGAAAGAGAGGGTGAAAACTTTTTAACTTATTCTTTGCAAGGTTACTCAGGCAGAATTGCACCACAACAAACTTTATTTAATCCAACGTCTAATAAAGATGTTAGATTTGTAACAACATCAGGTGCAGCTGTTCAAGTAACTAAAGGTAGTAAGAAAGAAAAAGTATTAAGACAGATGTATGCTTTAATGTTGTTACCATCTATATCAAAAGGTGTAGCAGATGCTGAAGGACAAGGTACAGCTCGTGGAGCTGATATGTTATTGCCAGAGGCAAGAGAGTTTCAACTCGAAGCTAATACTCGTCAGTTATATGAGTGGGGTCAGAGGTTAAGTACAGCTTTAGACAATACTATGTCTGATACATTATATGAGACTATAGCTAACGAAGTAGTTGGAGATGTAGATTACCAGCAATCTACTGCTGCTAAATCAAATTTAAGTCTTGGGTTAGATCCCTCTATAAGAGAAGATAAAGAACTTATAGATGCTATTGCAAAAAGAGGTGAAGATGGGTTAGCATTTATGGATGGTGTTATTGATTTCTATAATTATAAAAATGCTATGGATAAAGGTATACCATTTCGTACATTCTTTAATGCTTATATAGATGGTAAGACTAATGGTCTTGCAACTAATGGGTTTCAACATGGACATTTACCAACAGGTTTTGCAACTGGTGTTATACGTAATGGAAATATATCTTTATTAGATGGAGATAAAGATCTTAGAGATTATCTTCAAGAGATTAACTTACAAATATTAGAAAATGATATAGGTGGATCTGCTACTGGTAATTTTAATAAAGTACTTGATGATTTTATGGTTGTATCTCGTGTTGTATTTTCAGATAGAGAACTTAACAAACAAACTACTATGACTTGGGGATATGGTGCAGAGCTTGCTACATTTAAAAAATCTATTGATGATGTAATAGATAAGTTTGTTGCTAAATATCAATTTGAAAGTCAGAAAGGTCAATTATCACCAGAAGGTTTAACATTTTTACAATCACTAGATAAAGTGATGGGAGTTGGAACAGTTACGACTAGAACTGGAGATAGTAGTCTACCTTCAGATATAAGAGAAGCGTTTGTAGAAAATATACATGCTTTATATGTTAAAGGTTTACAACAAACCCTATCACCTGATGTTATTAAAGCTAGAACTTTATTAAGAGGAGCTGCTATGGCTCATACTTTTCTAGATGAGCTTATGGTTTTTAAAACTCACAGTGGATATGAACTTAATGTAGGTGGTAAAGTATCTAAAGGATTAACAGCTGATACTAAATCAGGTAAATATGGATTTGATACTGTTGATGGTAAAGGTAATACAATAACTCAATATAATTATGAGACTGCACAAACACCACAAGCAAAGACATCTCAAAAAGATGCAGGAGAAGTCACTTGGGGTGGAGCATTACCAGCACCTATACAATCTATTGATGGATCTGTTGTTGCTATGACTGTAGCAGGTGATAGTTGGAAAAGATTAAGTACTAACGCTAAGAAACCATATGTGCATACAATATATGATGCATTTAAAATGGATGTAGATAGTTATGAAACTGTTTTAGCTGAGTCTAATAAGAATTGGATGAAGATAAATGAAGATTGGAACTACATGCAACAAGCTCTTGAGTCTTTAGAAAATGCAATGGGTAAGTTTAAAAAGAAACTTAATACTAACCCTGATGCACCAATACCTAAACATACTGTTGATTATATAATGCATTTGTTTAGTCCTGTAAGAGAAGGTAGTAAAACTACTAATTTAAAATATAAATTAATTAAGCTAGATGATGAGCTACGTTTTATAAGTGCAGCAACTTCAAAACAAAGAAATAAAATAGCTTCTCTTATTGAGAGAGATCTTTACAATATTTTAACAAGGTCAGGTAAAGAACTTAAAGATGTAACTATGAGAGAGTATTCAATGTTTGTATCTAAATTTGCTTCAAGATTAAACTTAAGAAATCAAATGAGATCTCACATAGGTCTTATGAATAAAAATAAAAAAATCCTTCTAAAGAAAATAAAAGAAGAAGGACTAGGCTTTGACTTTAATGGTGAGTTTATACCATTACAGTACTACGCCCACTAAAAAAAATACCCCACTAGGAATCCGTAATGGAAACTTAGTGGGGTTTTTTATTTTATTTAAGCATACCTTTCTTCGCCAACATTATTTTAATGTCTCGTTCAGCTTTAGATCTATTCTCTTTAGCTTGTTTCTCTGGTATACCTGCATCAATGTTTTCTTGATAGACAATATCTAACATGGCATCATTGATCTTCGGTGTGTTTGCAATTTCAGGATCTAGATTGTATTTCTCTACATACTCCTCGTCCTTTATTCCTGCACCTCGGAGTGCTAAATAATTGTAATCTTTCTTAGTCATAATTCCTCCTATGCAAAGAAGTAGTCAGAGTCTTGGATATCGTTGATATCTAATTCACCTAACTGTGGTTGTTGTACATCTAGACCCTCATGGTCTTCAGATATTAGCTCTTGTTCGAGCCAGTTGTAGAAGTTATCTACATCGTACATGTCTATAAAGACTCTCTTGGTTATCCCAATGAGATGCTCTACGTCACATGCATGGGTTGAGAAGCTGTCATGTACTGCACCAAACTCTCCATGCCACTGATCTACTACGAGAGCCATGTGACTTGCGTCGAGTGAGTGTATTACATTAGGTGATATGCCACACAAGAAACCTTGTATGTCAGGATAGTCAGTTGCTGTTTGAGCAACATGGTTTATCCCTTGATGACCACCAGTAGCTTTCTTGAATCCTGCAATAGTACCTCTACCTTTCTTACGTTCCATTCTAAACTTTGTGTATTCAACATCAAAGCCAGATGGCGTAGTCCATTTAACTCTATCAGCACCATTACCATGTACAAGAATTGATTTGTATTTAGATGTAAACTTAACAAGATCATCTAACTCTTCAATCTCTTTATCAGTTATGTCCTTTGTCTTGAACAACTCTGATCTTCTTTCTACAGCTTCTTTGTATTCTTCTCCTGCTGGATTACCTTCTTGATCAACTTTCTTGAAGGAACCAAGCTCATACTTTGCAAGCTCCTGAAGGTAACTCATAGTTTGTAGGGGTCCGGGACATACATTATTGATTGCTTTGATTAGTATCTTAGCAAACTTATTGCAGTCATCCTGAGTAATCCCATACTCTGTATGATAGTCTTCAGCTTTACAATCGAAGAACATGTTCTCAGCTATCTTCTTAGCACCTGCTGAGTATGCACGAGTCATACTACCACGTTTAGTAATACCTTTACGTATACTTTTCATTGGCATACGACTGAGTATATCAACTAATCGTTCATCATCTGTTAAGTTGATTAGTTCTTTTGCAGTTTGTACATAGAAGTCTTTCTGGATTTCCCTAGGAATAAGACCTACCAGATCACCTGTTCGGTTATCTTTAGAGATAGCACCTAAGTGCTGCCATCCATTGTTAGATCCATCAATAGGTATTGGAAGATTCGTCATGAATATTCTTTTATCTTTGAGAGCTTTGTGATAATCAGACCACTCGATACAACAAGCTAAGAATGTTACTATCTTTTCTGCTGTTGTATCAATCACACCATCAGTACCTAAGTCAATAAGACTATCCATGTTCTCATTGACCCATCGTACCCTATCGTCCAGAGTCATCTTATCCACTGAGATATTATCTAGACCTTCTTCTTCTAGGTATGATTTGTAGTCTGCTTCGCACCACTCTGGTATCTCATCGATTCCATAGCTTGCATTAAAGCTTGTAGCTGTATGTACTGCTAACCAATACAAACCTTCTTGTGTCATAGGTTTAGCTCTTGCGAACTTCAACATGCCACGAGAGATGTCTGATCCCTGATAGTTTAGGAATGGTTCTTTGTAGTACAATCGTCCTCTATAGTCAGCATCTAAGTACTGATAGAATACATCTTCATCTTTTAGTATGTTAGCTTTAGCTATAATAAAGCTCCATTCAAGTGCTTGACTACGACGCTTTAGTTCTTTTGCATCGTTGTCAGTGAATGGTACAGAGCTAGAGAATATTTCTCTGTTCTTTTCTATAACTTCTAACACTCTTCTATTGATTCTCCATCCAGAGTTTTGCAGTTTATCTATTGACCGAATGTATGGTCTGTCTAGTTCTAGATAATCCTTACCAGTTCTACCTTTTATCACAGGGAATTGTACTGATCCAGACTTCTGCATCATACTGTTGATCTTCCTTGGTGGTGTGACTGTTGTGTGTAATAGATTAACTCTAGAGAACATACCCGGTATGTCTGCCAGTTCTACCCATCGAGCTGTTGCAGATATTATATAACTAGTATTCCTAGTCTTAGGATAATAGATATCTACAAAGCCACATTGAAAGAATGCTTCAATGAATAGATCACCTAATCTTATTTGATTAAGCCAAGTCAGTTCCCTTCCTACTGATCTACTCACTTCTCTTCCTATCTTGGAAGATGCATTCGTTAAGCTAGCTGTTCCTACAGGATTAGAACTACTGCTTGTTGTAAACAATATTTGTATAATCTGAAGGGAGTTCTTTACGAACCCCTCCATGTTTACTTCATACTCTTTATCGTATTGCAGAACAACTGCACCTGTATTTGCTTTTGGATTCTTAGTGTTGACAGTCCTCACTTTATCAATGAGGTAGTCGATCACCTCATAAATAGGCTGCATATATTATTCTCCTGTTGCTACAAAGTCAAAATCAAATCCTCCTGTAGCAGTTAATCGGCTTGTATTGTGGTCATAGATTGCTGAACCTGCATTACCAGTTAGTCCAGTGAACCTAGATTTCAATACTCTAAACTTTATAACATTTCTCTCAGCATCTGATTCTGATACCAGATTTCTAGCGAAACTTATAATGTCAAACGAGATCTGTTTGATAGAACCAGATCCCTTGATGTCATCGATAGAGGCTAGCTTACCCTCTTCGAAACTCTTAGTGCCACCTTGTGCTTTACGTAGGTGGGATATAAGACCCAACCATATGTTGTGTCTCTTAACAATCTTAAGTAAGTCAGACATAATCTTATCAACTGCTTCATTACCTGAGAGGCCTTCAGATCCCTCAGAAACAGCGATAGTGATGTGATCTAGTACCAAGTACTTACAACCCATCAATGCCATGTATTCGATCTTCTCAATGAGACTGGAGTCGCTTACAGATCCTGCATGATCTAGTAGTATCAATCTCTCATCACCAAAGACTCTCTTGAAGCCATGTCTAGCTTCGTCTGGTGTTATTGGAGTGGGGTTCATTGTACCTCTACGAAGTTGCATAGATATAAACTTCTCTGCAGTATCTCCAATGCTTTCCTCAAGAGATATCAAACCTATCTTATCTTCTGTTTTATCTAGAAGATCTAAGATAACTTCTTTAATCACAGTACTCTTACCACTACCAGTACCACTAGTGAATAGGGTAATTTCACCATGTCTAATACCTTTAACTTTCTTATTTAGTCCTTCTAAACAGTCAGGGTAAGGGATAGATTCTACGTTTTGTCTTTCAACAAACTGTTTCCATATCTGTTCTCCTGTTACAATACCTGCAGGTGACCAAGGTTGGGCATCCCATATGCATCTTTGTAATACTTCTGGACCCAGATCCTTTAAGACGTCACAGGCGTCCTTTCTAGGTAGGGAAGCGACTTTTACCTTACCCACCCCTATCATCTTAGCTACAGCCGCTGTACAGGCTTCTCCTGCCTCGTCCTGATCAAACGCTAGTACAATAGTTTCAAACCTGTTGATCCAATCTCTTTGTTCAAGCACTACTTTTGTAGCAGATGCAGAGGGTATAGACACACAAGAATAGAATCTTTTGTATCTTCTATAGAATGCTTCAGCGACTGCCATAGCATCTAGCTCACCTTCAGTGATGACTAACATCTTATTTGTATTCGATACATTCTGACCGAATAACTCTACGTTTGAAAAGTTACCATGTATTCTAAAATCTTTTGGTAACATTCTTTCTTTATAAGCTACTATCTTACCCTTTCGAGTGTATGGATAGTAGTGTGACCCCGGTTTTCCATCTGGGGTTGTTGACATTTTTACACCATAGTGATCTGTTACTTCCTTAGAGATGTTACGACTAGGTATAGGATAACTAGTATAACTAGTAATGTCGGTGACGATATCATAATTTGTATGGGTGATTGGTTCATCCCTTTCCTCAGTTACATTTAATTTCTTTGATCGATTACAACTAAAACAGGTTCCAACTCCATCGTCATAGGATGCAAATGCATCTGATGATCCACAGAAGTCGCATGGACCCATTGTATATCTACTCATTGGTACTCTCTTTCTGCCTTTAGCTTTCTATTCTTTGATCTATTCATCTTCGTTTTCATTTTACGTAGATTACTCTTCTTGTTCTTGCTCTTTATAAACTCTGACTCGAATATATTCTTCTCCTTTTGGGACGATTCGTTTTCTGAGTTTGATTTTGTATACTTTGTTATCATTGAAGTCCTCGAATATTCCTTGATACGTATCTAATATTGGTTTAATTATATTGTCGAGATCAGCTCCTCTATTTGAGAAGCCACCCTCAACCTCGAATGTTACTTGGTTAATTCCAAAAGGCCACTCTACTTCCTTGAGGAACTCACCGATATCCTCTTGGTACTTAACATACTCAGGACTCTTGAAGGATCTTTTCCCCCTCGCTCCCAGCATCTTGTTTGCACTCAGGGGTTTTATCTTGAATAGATGACTTAACATCTTCATATTCCTCCCATGTTTTCAACATAGATAATAATCTTAGAGATATCTTAGGATCACCTGCGTCATGATCAACCCATGCTTTCTTTACATATCTCCACATTACATCAGTACCTACACCTTCTAAGATCTTTTCAGCTTTCTTAGGTCCAATCCCTTTGATTCCGGGGATGTTATCTGTACGATCACCAGTTAGACATTGGATCATAAGAAGTTTGTGAGCTTCATCATCATCAATAAATGTATGTGTTTTCTTATTAAAGTTGTAATGATTTCCGGGGATCTGTAACAAGTCTTTATCTATACCTGCGATTATGTATTGATCATCTGCTTCACGAGCTTCGTAAGCCCATATAGAAACTAAGTCATCAGCTTCCATACCATGTGCAGGTATTGCTCCCCATCTTTTAATGATGTGATCATGACCATAGTACAAGAAGCTTTTAAGTTCTTCCTTAAGGTCTGGTCTGTTTTGTTTGTATGGTTTATAAATTTCTTTTCTAAAGTTACCTTTACCTTTAATGGCAACCTTTAGTTCACCACCGAAACAATTACCTTCAATCTCAAGCATGAGTGAATCAATGTTTTTCTTTACGTGTATTTTAGTTTTTGCTATACAAGCTGCTTTGAAATAAACAGAATCAGCATCAACTAACACGAGTGGTATTTCATTGTGCATACTTACTCCTTTCTTTATAAGTATCTTGGTTTACATATGTCTTTACTGCATGGCAGTTTTTACATAGCACTCTACATTTAGAGAGTTCTTTCTTTACTGTAGTCCATCTCTTAGATGAGATAGTTCTACCCTCACTGACAGTGAAAGCTTTCTTTCCGGGTTCTATATGGTCAAGGTCAAGAGCTACACCATTAGCATTGTAGCCACATCGTTCGCAACCCTTCATCCTTTTCCATCTATGTATTATATCTTTACGATATCTTTGTCTTACCCATCTAGAAGTATACTTACAGCCATTATAGTTTCTACCCTTCGGTATTCCTTTACTCGCCATTAGTGTACATCTGCGTAGCTTGTGCCAACAACATAGTTACCACCATCCATACATTCAACACCAAAAGTCTTAGGTGCTTCTCTGAAGGATTCCTGTAGTATCTCACCCACACGATTAGCATCTTTCTTTGATGCAACGTATGCAATTTCGTCATGGTAGAACAATCTAGGTTCAGCTTTTAGTCCTTCCTCTTTAATCTTCTTCATAGAATAAGATAAGGCAGCTTTACATGTGATACCTTCAGTCGTTTGAAGTAGGTAGTTTAAGCATTGATGTTCTGAGTTAGCAAATACAGGTCTGCCATCTAGTGCAGGGAACCATCCAGCTCCTTGACTGTGGAAAGTATTTGTCCATGTCTCACTCACCCACTTACGTAGATCATCTAATCCTTTGATACCTTTTGCAAACTTAGCTCTAGATTCTTTACCTACTTTAGCATTTGATTTACCAGTAAGTACTTGACCAAGTTTAGCATCACCAGCTCCGAAGAGATAGGCATACAGGTAGCTTTTCGCTATACCTCTTGAGCATCCTAGGGAGTCGGCATTTCTTTGGTGTTGATCACCATAACATACCTCATGTGTGAAGTCTTCGTTACCAACGTAGTGACATAGACCACGTAATTGATTACCTGAACTATCTGCACCTACGACAACCATATCATCGTCTGCTACAAATAATTCTCTTAGTTCTTTACCCCAAGGTGCATTCACACTAGGTAAGTTAACGATGATTTCATGTCTTGCTCTGAACGTAGGAGTACCTATGACCCACATGTTACCATGAATACGTCCATCCTTTACCTGCTCCAACCAGCCTCGTATAACAGAGGAACGATTTCGTAAGGTATAGTACTCGTCAATCATTTCTCCTAGCTCACCGAGCTTTAAAAGCGATGTGGTGGTAAGTTTAGGTGTAGTAGTTACCCAAGACCCATCTGGCATACGTTTCTTAATGAACTCGTCTGGTTTCCAACCTTTCTTCGTTAGTAACCACTCTTTGACAAGATCTAGTTGCCCTAATGTCACACCATTTACAGTGAACCTTTGGAACTCTGTACCTGCTGGCATTACGTGTGTATCTTCACACTTCACTTCATATCCTAGGTACTCTGAAAGAATTCGTGCAGTTACAATAGTGTAATCACCATTCTTTTTGTACTTAGGTGTCTTAGGTATTTTATCGATGTAGGTTTTATGTTCACCTAGTTCAGGCTCTATGGTACTACATATAGTATCCATCTTATCTTCCATCCTTTTAAGGTTTTTGTGTGCAAGTTCTACATCAAACTTCCAACCCTTTTCTCTAGCCATTACATTGAATACAGCTGCATCATGTTCTATTCGTAATCCCTTTCCGATTAAGGGGTTCTTAGAACTGATTTTATTGTATTCTTCTATTAGGTTATTGAAGACATCAACATTAAGTTTAACATCTTGGACACAGTATCGAAGCATCTCTCTACTGTAGGCACTCCAATCATCGTAGTGGATCTTAGAGTTGTTTAGGTGTTCTCCCCATCCTGCAAGACCTTGCTTGTGGGTACGTCTGTAGCGTAGGACTTGTGACATGATCCATGTATCGTAACATTTCTTTGAGTTAAGATCGGTTCCATACAGTTTGTCGACTTGTACGTTGTCAAATCCGATGATGTTATGCCCGATAAGTACTTGGGCGTTGTTGAGAAGCGATACCCCATCTTTGATAGGAGGGAGTTTATCGTCGTGGTCAGAGTATCTATATACATTTCCAGTCTCCATGTTCTGTGCAACCAAACACCATATTACAGTTGCGTCAAATCCATCTGTTTCTATGTCATAACATAGTCTCATATTATTCACTTTCTTTGTTTGTACACTTTGGACAAATTCTTAGTTTGTCAAAGTTCATTCTGTTATATTTTACTTTACATCTCATACATGTGTATTCAGCTTGAAGCTTTTCAGCTATGAAATCCCAATAACCTAAGCCATCTAAGTCTTTATCATATGTCATTTGCTTCCTTTCCTTCAAGTTGATTGATACGCATTTCAGCATATCGTATGACTTTTCGTAAATCTGTTATCTCTGATGTTATCTCATCTTGACCATCATATAATTTGAAACCAGCTCTCATGGCATACTTTACAATATTACCACGCCAGAACTCTGCACCATTTTGCATAATGAAAACAATAGGTTCTATCGTCCATCTCGTATAGTGGTTTGGTCTTTCTACAACATCTTGTGTCATAACATATCCTTTCTTTTTATAATTTCTATATACCCCTTAAAGAGAATACTCTCTATTAT